CTAGTTTAGGTTTAGAAACTTGTTTTGAAACTTTACTTCTACCAATAGCCATTAAGTTGAACCCATAATAACAGTATCAGGACCACCAGCAGGACTTGCTGCTTGTGCCATGTCATCTTGTCGGGTTCGACGAGCCTGGTTTCTAAGTTGATTAATTGCGTTTTGGTATTGACCTTCCCATATTTGAAGATCATTCCAACTTTTCATATACATGGTAGCTTCGATCATACAACCATAGAATAAAGCATTGTAACAGAACTCACTAAAATAATTAGAAGTTGTTACACTGGTTCCAGTTGCAGAAGCTAAACCTAAAGGTTTACGAACAAATTGTACTTCTATATCGACTGCTGATGCAGGAGTGGGTACAATATAAATCTCTGTGTTTGTCTTACGTGAATAATATCGAGGCTCGCCTACGGATGCGCTTGCATGAGGCCAATAATCTATTGCATACTCATAAGTTCTAGGTAATAGATTAGTTCTTGTAGATGATGCACTTGATATTACATTTACATTTCTTACAATTTTTGTATCAACAGGAAGAGATACAATAGGATTTCCTATTGAACAAGATACAGTAGCAAAAAAATCTAGACCAAAATCGTCTAGATCATTTGCAAGTCTGTTCTCTACTTTTTCTACAAAAAAAGGTATTTGATCTGAAAACTCAGTTGAGTCATTCTCAGTTGTATTAATCAAATCATTTTTTAAAAACGAAAAGTTAGGCATTTTATTAGCCTACTATCAATGTTAAAGCAGCCCCATCAGCAGGAACCGAAACACTTACACTTCCTACCATTGGAACTCCCATATCTCCAATATAAATATCTGCACTTTCATTGGCTGCTACAAAGAATTTTAAAACTCCTGATGTTGCTCCCTTGATATCAAAGGAACCTGCTACTGTACTATGAGCATGGACCGCAATAATGCGAGTTTTAGCTGCTGTAGAAATAACTCCTGCACCTGCCTGAAAAAGTGAATTATAATTATTTGCCATATTTATCTCCTAAAGTAAAGTCAGGGAGAACTGTATTTCTCCACGGTATCTAATGATCATCGGAAATGATGCATATAAAGAAGTGCATTTACATAGTCGGGAGCAAAATCATCCCGTCTTAACAGCCGAGGTATCAGTTCCCTCAGCAATATTTTAAAAAGGAGTTTATAATGATATTTCACACGAATACCATAATCCTCCCTGACTTTATCAATTATAATTACGATCCTTGTGAACCGAACCATCCACGCCAATCAGAGACACCGAAAGCATAACGCTCACGCGCCTTGAAACGAAGATTACCAGTATCGAAATCAGGCTCCATCTTCGTTTGAAGAGGAGTCCTAACAAACATCTTGGTGCCATTCGGAACATCCGTTTTAATGAACCAAGAAGTCGTATCGGTAAATCGACGGTTGACATAGAATCCATCAGGCAACATACCCATATGGCGCGTTGCATTGATAGCATTTGTATTCGGGTCTTTCTGAGCAGCACTAACCTGAGTAGTTCCAGGGCTGTTCAGAACACGATCCGCAATTGCCCATGAATCTACAGGAATATGAAGAGATACAGAACTGGCACCAATCAAGATACCACGATCATCTTCAATTTTTTGTACATTCGTTAGAGCAGTTTCCAGAGTAGACTCTGAAAGATCAGAAGCAGCAATCAAGTTAGACTGATTACCTGCACTGATCGTTGGGTGTGTTGAAGCAAAGAATGCTACGCCATCGCCAATGGTATCAGAGAAACCATTATTGAATAGATTAGCAGCTTTGACTTGCTTCGTATTTGCCATTGCCCTTGCAAGACCCTTGGCACGTAGCTTCGCAAACGTGTCATACAGATTGTCTTCCATAGCCTCTTCCGTAACGGCGAAGGCCAGAGCGACGGTTTCCATCGTATAACGTGCAGTGTAACTTTCCTGCGCGTCATCATAGGTTACAGCAGCACCCTCACCTTTGGTTGGGGCAGTACCAAAACCTGTAAATAGAACTTCTTCCTCAAATGCCCGATCAGAGTTTTCCGTTTCATAAAGAGCTTCATGCTCATTATTAACATCACCATACTCTAGACCGAAAACAGCATTAAGGCCAGGAAGGAGTTCTTTAGCAATACTTGAACGATTTATAGCCATGATACACCTTCCTTATTAAGCTGTGGATGCGGTAGCAGTAACATACCGATCTCGGTGAGTGTTTAGCCAAACTTCCACAATCGGGAAAGCATCGCTATCCTTCTCATCAGGAAGTTCTGCACGCTTAACAACTCGCGCAGCTAGTTCAGTTTCTGCGCCAGAAGCAGCCAAGAGATAATAACTGGACTGACCAGTAGTCGTATCTCCCGAACTTGCAGTCGAGCTAACAGTAACAGCATAATTCTTTACTACATTGATCTCTCCAACAGAAAGCGAGAGAGAACATTGAATGTAATAAATCTGATCAGGATCAGTGATAACGTGGAATTTCAAATCCGTTACGCTAGTACCTCCTGTCCAATGCCGACGAAACTTTTGTTCGCCATCTTCTACATATTGACAACCAGCAAACACACCAGACGGTTTGAGAGTAGTTGCAATATGAGGTTGAATCGTAGCAA